GATTTATTGTCAATTGATAAGATTGAAGCGGATGATGTAATTGGATGTTTAGCGAATAAATTACATGGAGAAATTACGATTGTATCAAGCGACCGAGACTATTTACAGCTTGTGAATGATAAGATTACTGTATATTCTCCTATCAAGAAAAAGTTTTATCAAGCAAAACAGATTTTAGAAGAGTATGGAGTTACACCTCAAAACTTTTTAAATCAAAAAATTCTTTTAGGTGATTCAGGAGATAATGTACCTGGAGTTAAAGGAGTTGGAATTAAAACGGTCACTAAATTATTTCCAGAATTAGCTGATGAAGAAATATCTAAATTAGAAGATCTGATAATTAAATCACAAAATGGAAAAGGAAAAGCATTTAAAAGTATTGCAGAATTTGCGTATCAGTTAAGAATCAATGAAAAATTAATGGATCTAAAAAATCCAAATATTCCTGAAGATTCACTAATAGAAATAGAATATGTTTTGGAAAATCCTAATAAAATATTTAGACCAAAAGAGTTTTCAGAATTATATGAAGAAGATGATTTAGGAAAAAGTATAAATAATCTTCAAATATGGTTGTTTGAAAAATTTTCACAACTTTCAAAATATAAATAAGTTATGGCAGTATTAAGTACATTACAGAGTTACGGAAACGGATTTCAAATAAAAGTTTTATCTAGTTTATTAAAGCACAAAGAATTTTTACAAAATATTAATGATGTATTATCCACAGAGATGTTCGATAATCCAGCTCATAAATGGATAGTGGCAGAAATTCTTAGGTACTATTATAAGTATCACACAACACCTTCACCCGAGTCGTTACAAGTAGAAGTAAAGAAAATAGACAATGAAATATTAAAGGTTAGTATTGTAGAACAATTAAAAGAATCTTTAAAAGCTACTAATGATGATAGAGAATATGTTGAACAGGAATTTGCAAATTTTTGTAAGAATCAACAATTAAAAAACGCTATTTTAGAATCAGTTAAGTTACTAGAGAAAGGGGAATACGACGACATTAGACACATCATCAACACCGCATCAAAAGCAGGTCAAGACAAAACTATAGGTCACGAATATGAAAAAGATGTAGAGACTAGATATAGACAAGAACAAAGATCACCAGTTCTAACTCCATGGAATAATTTAAACGAGCTGTTAATGGGCGGTTTGGGTGTAGGAGATCTAGGATTAATATTCGGGAATCCTGGAGGAGGAAAATCTTGGATGCTAGTTAACTTAGGTGCTATTGCGGTAATGTCCGGATTTAATGTTGCTCATTATACATTAGAACTTTCTGAAGATTATGTAGGAAAAAGATACGACGCTTTATTTACAGGAATAGACGCTCAACAGATACATTTACACAGGGATAAAGTAGCAGAAGCTATATCTAAATTAACGGGTAAATTGATTATTAAAGAATTTCCAATGGGAAAAGCATCGCCTAATACAATTGAATCTCACATTCAAAAATGTAGAGATTTAGGTTACCCTCCAGATTTAGTTATTATTGACTATGTTGATTTATTAAAAAGCAAAACAAGATCTATAGATCCTAAAGACGCCATTGATGATGTGTACACGGCTATTAAAGGTATGGCAAGAGAATTAAAAGTTCCTGTATGGACTGTATCACAAGTAAATAGAATGGGCGCAAAAGACGATGTTATTGAAGGAGATAAAGCAGCAGGATCCTATAATAAGATGATGATTGCAGATTTCGCAATGTCGCTATCTAGGAAGCGTCAGGATAAAGTTAATGGAACTGGGCGTATACATATTATGAAAAATAGATACGGCGGAGATGGTATGACTTACAGCGCTAAAGTGAATACTCACTGTGGTAAGATTGAGATAGATAAAAATGAAATGGATGAAGATGACCTTGTATTTGATAGTGGAATCAATCAAAATGGACCTCCTAGAACTCAATTGACCAATAAATCCTCATTTACACCAGAAGAAAGAAACCATTTAAATCAAAAATTTTATGAATTATCTTCCAGTATTTAATTGTATTTTATTAAAAGACATCATATTTATTAGAACAAAACAGACATTATGAGTTTCTTTTTAATAGATTTATTTAAAAAAGCCAAAAAAGGCGACGCCTACAGAGCTCCTGAAACGCCTGATAGATATGCAGATAAGATAGCCGCAGCAAATGCTGGTGGTTTAAGTGCTAGTACAAATACTAAAGTTACTACCGCTAATTTATCTAAAATTACTGCAACATTTATTCCTGGAGATAATAATCTAGGTAAGATTCCTGGTGCTTAATTAAATTAGAAAATTTTATTGACTTTCCATTATAGAGTAGCATTATGTGCTCTAATGGCTAGTCTATTTTATAACCTTAAAACAAAAATAATGTCTATATTTGATAAAAGAGTGGCATTTAAACCATTCGAATACCCTGAACTTTACGACTTCGTCGACGCAATTAATCACAGTTATTGGATTCATACAGAGTATTCTTACGATTCAGATATACAAGACTTTAAAGTTAATTTAAATAAAGTAGAGAAAAATGCAGTTAAAAACGCAATGTTGGCCATTTCTCAAATAGAGGTTAATGTTAAAAGATTTTGGAGCAATTTATATACGCAATTTCCTAAACCTGAATTTGATGCGTTAGGAAATACGTTTGGAGAATCTGAAGTTAGACATAGTAGGGCTTATAGTCATGTGTTAGAATTACTAGGTTTCAATGACGCATTCGATAGTTTAATAGAAAATCCTGTAATTCAAGGAAGAATCGATTATCTTGCAAAATATTTAAAAAATGCAGGATCAAATAATAAAGAGCTTTATACACTTACACTGACACTATTTTCTCTCTTTGTAGAGAATTGTTCTTTATTTAGTCAATTTTACATTATTAAATCTTTCAATAAACAAAAAAATACTTTTAAAGGCATTGATAATGTTATTCAAGCTACAATGAAAGAAGAAAAATTACACGCTTTAGCTGGCGCTTATATTATTAATCTAATTAAAAAAGAAAATCCGGATTGGTTCAACGAAGATTTTTATAAAACGATTGAAAGAGCATGTAAAAAAGCATACGCTGCTGAAGAAAATATTATTGATTGGATCTTTGAACTCGGAGAATTAACTTTTTTATCTAAAGAAATTGTATTAGAATTCACTAAGAACAGATTTAATGAATCTTTAAAAATGATAGGCGCGAATCCTATATTTGAAATTAATAAAGAGTTATTAAAAGATTCTGAATGGTTTAATTTAGAAGTAGATAGTGAAACTCATACAGATTTCTTTCATAAAACTCCAACAGCTTATCAAAAGAAAGCGCAAGCCATCACAGAAGAGGATATTTTTTAACATAATATAAACAATAAAGTAAATGAAGATTAGGTGGCTAAACAAGTACTCTAAATCATTTCTGGAAAAGGATTATCTCCTTCCAGGACAAACAGTACAAGAAAGATTAAAAGTAATTGGGGATGCAGCTCAAAACATTTTGGGAATAGACGGATATAGTGAAAAATTACAACAGTACATAGCCAATGGTTGGATTAGTTTAAGTACTCCTATGTGGACTAATTTTGGCACAGATAGAGGATTGCCAATTAGTTGTTTTGGTGTTTATGTGGATGATAGTGTTGAAAGCATTTTGTCATCAGTTGCAGAAATTGGAACTATGAGCAAATATGGTGGTGGAACTTCTGGTTATTTTGGGGCTTTAAGAGGTAGAGGAAGTGCTATTACAAATAATGGCCATAGTAATGGATCTAAAGCATTTTTGGAATTATTTCAATCGTGTGCTCAATCAATGAATCAAGGTTCGGTTAGACGTGGATATTTTTCTGCTTACCAAGATATTGATCACCCAGATTTCGAAGAGTGGTTAAATATTAGAGCAGAAGGAGATCCAATTCAGCATATTACTTGGGGAGTTTGTGTTTCTGATGCTTGGTTGGAAGCAATGAAAAGCGGAGATGCTAAAAAAAGAAAAATTTGGGCAAAAGTAATTCAAAAGAAATTTGAAACTGGTTTACCATATATTTTCTTTACAGACAATGCAAATAATCACGAGTCAACTCCTGAGGTATATAGGGGTCAAAATAAGCTTAAAGCTTCTCAAATGTGCACAGAAATTATGTTACCATCAGATAATGAAAATTCTTTTGTTTGTGATTTAGGTTCTATGAACGATTTCTATTTTGAAGAATGGAAAGATACTGACTGTGTAGAGGTTTTAACTTTCTTATTGGACGCTGCAATGACAGAATTTATTGATAAAGCTTCTAAAGTAAAATTTTTATCAAGAGCTGTTAATTTTTCAAAAAAACATAGAGCATTAGGAATTGGAAGATTAGGATATCATTCTTTATTACAGGGTAAAATGATTCCTTTTGAAAGTTTAGAAGCAAGGAATTTAAACATCGCGATTCAAAAAAATATACAAGAGAATTCATTAAAAGCCTCAGAAAAATTAGCAAAATTATTTGGTGAATGCGAAATGACAAAAGGATTGGGTAGAAGAAATACAACAACTCAAGCAATTGCACCAACGACTTCTTCAGCATTTATTATGCAAGTTTCTCAAAGCATAGAACCTTGGATGAGTAATTATATGATCAAAGATTTATCTAAAGGAAAGTACATTATTAAAAATGTGTTTTTAGAAAAATTATTAGAATCAAAAGGTAAAAATACTGACGAAATTTGGGAAAGCATTCAAAAACAGCAGGGAAGTATTTTACATTTAGATTGTTTAACAGAAGAAGAAAAATTAGTATTTAAGACTGCTAGAGAAATTTCTCAAACAGAAATTATTATACAAGCATCTCAAAGACAAAAATACATAGATCAAGGTCAATCTTTAAATTTATTTATTACAGCTGACACAAAAGCAAAAGAAGTAAATGAATTGATGTTATTGGCACATAAAATGGGAATAAAATCTTTGTACTATCAACATAATATTTCAAGCGCGTCGGAATTTGCTAAAAAATTTACTTATTGTGTGTCCTGTGAATAGTCACAGAAATTAAAAATAGCAATCGTATTCAAGTTTTATTTATATTACAGTTATGACATTAGAAAATTTTTATTTGATAATTATTGTGGCACTTATGATGTTACAAATATACCAATTTAAATTAATTGGTGAAATTAAAAAAGATGCCAACCAAATTTGGGATCAGATGGCAATAATTAGCATGATTATGTCTAAAGTTTTAGGTGACACTGTTAATAAGAAAAAACAAGAATCAAATGCAGAAGATACAAAAATCTAAAGGTCTTGGCGATACAGTCGCTAAAGTCACTAAATTTTTTAAGTTAGATATTTTAGCAGAAAAAATAGCGCATTTATTTGGAAAAGAAGATTGTGGCTGCACAAGAAGAAAGGACACACTAAATAAGTTGGTTCCTTATAAGAAAAAATAGTTTATGGAAAAAAGTTATGTTTTAGTTAATACAAAGGAACTCGTGCAAGAAATGGCACGACATATATTAGAGAATGATCTAATAGCATTCGATACAGAGACCACATCCTTAAATCCAAGAAAAGGAGAAATTATAGGTTGGTCAGTTTCAGCCCAAATTGGTAAAGGTTATTATCTTCCTACAAAATTATTCGAAAATAACGAATTAATAGATCACGTAATAGATTCAACATCTACATATTTCATTTCTCAAAAAATGATTAGCATGTTAGTTGGTAAAAAACTAATTATGCACAATGCTTCATTTGACTGTAGATTTACAAAAAATTATTTTAATGTAGATTTACTGCCTTCTTTATATGCTGATAC